AAAGGTGTTCACAATTTTACAGCAACAACTGGTAACACTTTTAAAATTGCATTGTATGATAGTGATGCAACTCTTGGCGCATCAACGACTGCATTCTCAACTTCAGAAGAAATTACAAACACATCTGGTACTGCATATACATCTGGTGGTGCTACGTTAACAAGCGTGACTCCAGTTGCTTCAAGCACAACTGCAATATGTGATTTTTCTGATGTAAGTTTTTCATCAGCTTCTTTCACAGCTAATGGCGCACTAATTTACAATTCATCTGCATCTAATGTAGCTGTTTGTGCAATTGCTTTTGGTTCTGATAAAACAGCAACTAACGGAACTTTTACAATTCAGTTTCCAACAGCGGACGCTACAAACGCTATCATAAGATTAGCATAGGAGGACCACTATGTCGGTTCAATCAGGATGGGGTCGATTCACCTGGGGCCGAGCTTATTGGAATGAAAACTCTATTCTTGCAACAGGATGGGGTGCAAAAGCTTGGAATGATGGTGAATGGGGAAACCTTGCAGACGAAACAGTTTCATTAACAGGCATAGCGTCTACATCTTCATTAGGAACATTAAATTTAATTGGTAATGCTTTAATTGAGCCAACAGGAGTTTCATCTACAGCATCAACAGGATCTATTTCACCTGTCATACCAAAAACAGTAGAAATTGCTGGAGTATCATCTTCATCAACTTTTGGAACAATTACAAATGTAATTGAAGTATCTTTTGCTGTGTCTGGATTATCATCAACAGCAGCGATAGGTGTTGTTGACCCTGCAGATCAGTTTATGGGTTTAACAGGACAAGAATCTACTGTTCAACAAGGAACAGCTGTTGCACCAAACGAAGACGTATCACCAACAGGTTTAGGAATAACTTCATCACAAGGAACAGCAGCAGGTGTAACTTCACACGAAGCTAATTTAACTGGATTTGGTATTACAACTGGAATTGGTTCTGTTGTAGTTCCAAATGATGCAGCACTTTTAACAGGTGTACAAGCAGAGTTTACTTTAGGTTCGTTAATAGGACTAGGATCTGCTGTACAAAATTTAACGGGTGTTTCATCAACAGCTTCTGTTGGTAGTTTAACACCTGCAGATGTTATGGGATTAACTGGTGTTTCTGCTACAGCCTCCGTAGGAACCGTAGATCCAAAAGATCAAGTTATGGGATTAACTGGACAATCAGCTACAGTTAGTGTAGGAGCAGTAAATGTTACTGCTTTAGCGAATATTGACACGGGCAGCAACACGTCGTATAGTAATATTTCAACGGGTTCGAATACATCATATTCGGATGTTGCAACTGGCTCAAATACAAGCTATAACGACGTAACAGGAGAAGCAGCTTAATATGGCATCGACATTTACACCCCTAGGTATTGAACTCCAGGCAACTGGTGAAAACGCCGGAACGTGGGGAACGAAAACAAATACAAACTTAAGTATCGTTGAACAGATATCAGGTGGATATACTACACAAGCCGTTTCTGATTCAGGTGACACAACTCTATCAGTAACAGATGGTGGAACAGGTGCAACTCTCGCACATAGAATTATTGAATTTACAGGATCATTAACTTCAGGAAGAAACGTAACTATACCTCTTGATGTACAAAACTTTTATATTTTAAAAAATGCAACATCTGGCTCTCAAACAGTAACATTTAAATATGCAACTGGATCAGGAACTAGCGCTGCAATATCAAATGGAAAAACTGTTATTGCTTATGCAAAAGCAGATGATGGCACAAATCCAAACATATCTACAGTTGCATTAGCAGCTGACGTTGTCGATGATACATCACCGCAATTAGGTGGTAATTTAGATACTAACTCTTTTATGATAGACTTTGATACCTCTCACGGTATTAGAGATGAAAACGGAAACGAACAATTATTTTTTAGCACAACATCTTCAGCTGTAAACTATGTAAATGTTACGAACGCTGCCACAGGTGGTGATCCAAAAGTAGCTGCAGCAGGCGATGACTCAAACGTTGATTTAGCCATAGCACCAAAAGGAACTGGTGAAGTAGTGGTTGGTACAGGATCAGCTGCTGCAACGATAACTTCAAGTGGTGCATATGATTTAGTTTTAGACACAAACTCAGGCACAAACTCTGGTAATATTACAATTACAGATGCTGCAGATGGAAATATTACTGCAACACCAAATGGAACTGGTGTCGTGGCAATTGGTGGTAATACAAACCCAGGAACTCTACAGCTTAACTGCGAAAATAATTCCCACGGGATTAAACTGCAAAGTCCCCCACACGCAAATTCGCAGAGCTACACACTAAAATTCCCCACTGGAAATGTTACAGCAGATAGATATTTAAAAGTTGATTCAGTAACAGGATCAGGCACATCAGGTGTTGGTCAATTATCTTTTGCTGAAGTATCAGGTGGTACAGCTTGGCAAGCAGTTGCAACTACAAGTGCAACGATGACAGCAGGTTATGGATATTTTGTTAATACAACATCTGGTGCTATTACAATGACTTTACCAGGATCCGCAACACAAGGAGATGAAATTTCAATTATAGATTACGCAGGTACTTTTGATACTAACAATTTAACAGTAGGAAGAAACTCACATAACATTCAGGGTTCTGCAGCAGATTTAACAGTGTCAACCGAGAGAGCTGGTTTTACATTGGTTTACGTAGACTCGACTCAAGGTTGGCTATTAAAGGATAAATAATAGCTATGTCTGAATATAAAGGTATAAAAGGGTTTCAAGTTCAAACCCGTGCAGGAAATCCAAATGATCCAATTCCTGGAGATTTTTATTATAATTCTGTAACAGGGGCATTTAACCAAGTAAACACTGGTGGAGCACCTCTTGGTAGTTTTGCTAGTGGTGCAAATTTACCATCAGCACGAGATTTTTGTGGTGGAATAGGTGTTAGAGATGCTGCTTTGTGTGTTGGTGGAACAGACGGCACTTATAGTGTGGTTGATAAAACTATTGAATATAATGGAACATCTTGGACTGAAACAGGAGATTTAAATTTAGGTAGATCAGATGGATGTTTTGCTGCAGATGGAACTACAGAGTCTGGTATTATTGCAGGTGGACAATTATTTCCATCACCAGGTGGTAATTTAGATCAAACAGAAACTTTTAACGGATCTTCTTGGTCAGAAGTATCTGAATTAAATACTGCAAGAGATAATTTAACAAGCAGTAAATCAGGGTCATCAACAGCGTCATTAGCTTTTATGGGAGGTTCACCATCTCCTTACACAGGTAGAACAGAAGAGTGGAACGGTGCAAGCTGGACTGAAAAAAGCGATTTAAATAATGCAAGAGAAAGAGGCTCCGGTGGTGGATCATCAACAGCAGCAATAGCCGTGGATGGTGCTAGAGCACCTGCACCTGCTAACCCAGATGGTGTTAAATATTTTGAAACTTGGAATGGATCTTCTTGGACGAGTGGCCCAGATACTAATACAGCTCACTATTATGGAGCATCTTGGGGAACTACAACAGATGCTGTGGTTGCAGGAACTAACCCAGCAAATAATGTGGTAGAAGGATTTAACGGCACTGCTTGGTCAGAGATTTCTGAAATGGGTACAAACAGAGTTTTACATGGTGGTGGATCAGGTGGTCCTGGAAGCCAAACTGGTATTATATTTGGTGGTGCTGTGCCTCCATATTCAAATGCGACAGAAGAATGGACAGCGGCAGCTTTTCAAATTAAGACAGTGACAACGAGTTAATTATGATTTATAAACAAGCAAAAGGAGGAAGCAACTATGGCATATAAATACTGTACAGCGACTAACTGGGGTAAAGGTTTTTTCA